GTTCTACCCGCATCTACGCCGGAAGGGTAATAATCGGACGCGCAATCACGTTCGCCTTCATGGCAAGCGTTGCCCCGACGGTCGTGAGAACGAGCTGGTCGCCTCGGCCCAGGCTGGCCACGTCGTCCAGGAGATAGACCGCCGCCCCCGTGCCGGAGCTGACGACGATCTCGTCGCTCCCGCTGACCACCTTCAGCGTGTAGGTTGCCCCAGCTCCGAGCACCAAGAAGACCCGTTCAACTTTCCAAAGGAGTGCGGACGCAGCAACTGGAAAGTCGAACAGGCCACCCTTGTCGCCAGGCACCTGAGCATTGGCGATGTCTACGAACGAACGACTGCCCTCGGCATCGAGTGCCGTGAGCACATCACCAGCTAGCTCGGGCGCGCCCCCATCGAACTGGGAGCCAGCCGCAATAAGCTGTTTGATTTCGTAGACAGTCGCCACTGATTACCCCCTAAAGGGAAGGAGGGTGATCAGGCAGCAACGGTCGCCAAGTCCTCGACCCGGCGCCAGTCGCCGTTCGAGTAGACCACCATGGTTCCGGTTCCAGCGGCCGCGCCTTCGGCGCCCGCCCGTCCGTCCGTCGCGAAGGCCGTGCGGCCATCGAATCCGGTCGGAAGGTCTGCAACGGCGAACCGCTCCAAGGAGTTGGACCCCAACGCACCCTGCGCTGCCGCAGCGGCATCGTCCGCATCCGGGGTGATCGACACCGACAAGGTCCCGGCCACTACGCCAGCCTTGATGACCGGATTACCATCCAGGTCATTGGTCGTGATGTCCGACCACGTCTTGGTGTCGTTCCCGTCAGCGTCGCCAGTTGCCGCCATGTCGAGATTCGGACCAGGGATAAAAACCCGCTCCGTGCTGAGATTCGTGATCGCTGCGTCCATCTTTCGCTGTCCTCCTGGCGGCGTACCGCCAAATCAAATCCTTGGGCCTTGGGCTCTCCCGAATCAGGTGCTCGTGAACTTCTGCTGAATGCGGAAAACGATGAATTCGCCCGGCGTGTTGGCGGCCACGAACACGTCGCAGATCACCTCGCCAGCATTCTCGACCTCGGGCGGGTTGTTGGTGTCGTCGCAGATCACCTGGAAGGCATCCTGCGGTCGGTCACCCGCGAAAACGCCCTGGTTGAACAGGCCCAGCAGGAATGTCTCGACCGTGATCTGGATGCGACCTCGGAGCGTGGAGCCGACGTTTTCGAACACGAACCCGTGGGTCGAGTTGAAAATGCTGGCCTTGAGGAAATTGAACAGCCTCCGGACGTGAAGGAACCTGAAGTCGTCCGGCGGGTTCTCCAGGGAGCGAGCGCCCCATACGACACGGCCCGTCTGCGGCGTGTCGATCAGGGTGTTCACCTGGCTGTCGAGCAGGATGTCCATCTCTGCAAACTCGGTCAGCCGCTCCAGGCCGATCGAGAAGTTGAGGCGGCCGTCCACGGTGCCAGCCGGGGCCTTGCCCACGCTCCGGCTCGCGTCCGTGCGCGCGTACACGCCCGCGATGTGACCCTGTGGCGGGACGTTGAGGGCCCGGTCAGTGACAGGGTCCGCAATGGTGATGTAGGGCCAGTACAGGGCCCCGTAGGAGCTGGAAACACCCAGCGTGTTCCGGCGGTAGTTCCGGGCCTGCTGAGGCTCCAGGCCGGGCGGGGTCGCCAGGATGACGAACCACTTGCCGTTGGTCTCGGCCTCGGCGATCTGATCGACCGCCATCGTCACGTCGCCAGCGGCGTCGGGAATGGCGATGTTCAGCAACTGGTCAGTCTTGAGCAGGGCGTACATGCCCTCGCGAGGAGTTTTGAGGGCCGGGTCGGTCAGCTCGTTGCGGCCGATGGGGGCCACGCCGTCCGAGCCGCCCGCCAGGACGTCCTCGTTCAGGGTCGCGGCTGGCTCCAGCCAGTGGGTGACCGAGGCAATCGAGCCCGCGACCGCGACGACGGTTGCGCCAGCGCCGTGAGAGGTCTCCGCCTCCTGAATCGCCGCCACCGTCTTGAAGGCGAACTTGCCGGTCTCGTAATCCACCTGGTTGAACCCGACCGGTGCGCCGGGATCGATGTCACCGACCAGGTTGCCGTCGCCATCATCGGTGATGGTCCGGGCCACTCCGGCCGCGTCGATGTAGCTGATGATGAGCGAGGCGGGCTGCACCGGAGTCTCCAGGGCCAGCGAGCGAGTCGCCACCGGGATGTCCGGGAAACCGTCCGGATCCGCTGCCGCCGTGGAGCCGAACTCCGTGGCGATGGCGTTGCCAGCTCCGACGCCCCGCGTCCTGGCCTTGCCGTCCAGGTTCTCGGGCTTCTCGTCGGCATTCGACGGCTCGACGAGCTGGACGAAGGCCGAGCCAATGCCGGGGTCGTTGACGACGGTGATCACGTAGTCCGTTGCCGCCGGATCGGTGAATTGAACCGCCGAGAACACCTCCTCGACGTCGTTCTCCAGGGCAACCAGCACATCGTGCTTGGTGTACGAGGCCGTGGCTCTGTCGAAGAAGTCCGCGTTGCCGCGAGTCTGGACGTCCACGTCGTTGCCCCAGACACCATTGGAAATGGGGTCCACGTCAAAGGCGTTCTGGGTATAGGCCGCCAGAACGAGGTTCAGATCGTGGGGAGCTGCGAACGCCGCGCCCACGGTGAAAGCCACCGCGCCGGTGGTGTAGTCGACGGTGCCGGGCACGTCGAGGGTCGCGCCGTTGAGGGCGCCCGCGCCGTCATCGATCACGGTCTGCTGGGTGCCGACCGGCGTGTAGCTGTAGGCAGGAATCGAGGCCGAATCGGGAACCAGGTCGGCCGCGCCGACGACGGGAGCCGCCGCAATGGTCTCGAAACTGAGATTCCAGTGGCCGGTCTTGTAGTCGATGAAGCCACGGGCAAAGCCGCCGCCGTCAAGCAGGATGCCATCCTTGCCGGTGTCCACGTAGGGGATCGAGCCCGCGCTCACCGTCGTATCGATCGTCACGGTGCCGGGCACGATGGGAACCGAGCCGAGACCGCCCTCATTGATCCGACCATGGACGCTGGTCACCGCGCCAACACCCGCGATGCCATCGACCGCAGGAGTGAAGGTTCCGGCCTCGGCCACAACCGCCGCCGCCGCCTCCTCATAGACAAAGGCCGTGGAGCTGGGGCGGACCGGCAGGTTGGCGAGGGTGCCCACGACCGCCTTGGTCGCGCCGTCACCGGTGAAAAGAGTCTCCTCGGCGACCGGGTTGCCGATGAACCCGTCTGCCGCGACAGAGTCCGATGCCACAACACGCACGATGAACGCCCGCACTCCGCCATTGGCGAAGAACGCGAACACGTGGGTCAGCATCTGGCTGTCCTCGTTGAACGAGCCGAAGGTCCTGACAGCCTGATCGAAGCTCACGGCCAGGGTGGCGATGTTGGATGGCCCACGAGGCGTGAAGCCGACAGTGCCGTAGTTGGAAGTTGAAACGCCCTGAATCGCAGTCAGGCCGCGCCGACGTTCTTCGACGTATACACCAGGATGCAGTCTTTCAGCCATCGTCCATTGCCCTCTCGTCCCGCCGGTGGGACGACCAAATTGCCTGAGTTCCTATTCGGCTCCTCGTCGCGATCGCTTGCTGCGCTTACTGCGTGACGACGACTCCTCCGACTCCTCAGACACGGACGACGTGCCCTCTTCTTCTCCTGGCGCGCTCTCCGCGCTATCTCCTTCTACTCCTGCTGCCGGTTCTACCACATCATTCTGCTCTGACGCAGAATTGGAATCATCGTCCGGCTCCGGCGGCGGCGGCGGCTCGCTTTTGGTGGCCGCCGGGGGCGACTCCTTCGCGGGCGCGGGCGCGGGCGGGGCGGGCGGTGCCACGGCCTGGGGCTTCGGTTCCTCGGGAGGAGCTGGCGGATCTGGCAGGCGCTTCACCATCGGCGGCTTGGTCTTCATCAGGTGCGCGACCGAGGCCACCGGGGCGTGAAACTTCGTCCGAGGCCTGAGCACGATCGGGCCCAGTCCCGGAACATTGACGGGCGTCGTCGCCTTCCCCGCGTAGTACCAGTACGGCATCATCCCTTTTGCTCCACG